TGTTGTTTTTCTCGTCAACGAGTGCCGATGTGGACTGGCTGTCGTTGCTTTGGAAGGTGGAAAGAAATGTTGGCATGGTGTATTCCGGCGGTTTCATTTGTCCTTCTGTAGTCCTTGAAGGTGCGACTCGACCTCCTTGAGCAACTGCGCCCGAGTCTTGTCGCCGTCGTAGATTGCATAGGCAGCGGCGATGGCTTGGTTGCGGGGGATCTTGTCCATGAGCAGGCTGACCAACTCGCGCAGGGTGGCGGCGCGTAAATCCTCGGGATCGATCTTGGCGTCAAACTCGTTGACCATTTGCGTAGATGCTTTTGTGCTCGTGACGTCAGGCTCGGTGCCGGGAGTAGGTGCCACAGTCGATGTCGATTCGCTCTGAGAAATGTTGGTCGGCTTGGCCATGCCAGATCCAAACACTTCTTCGACGGTAAAGCCTTCGGCGGCAGCTTTGTCGCGCTTGATCTTCGCCCACCGCACCATGTCGCTGGCAACTTTTTCGGGATCTTGTGCGTCCTCGGTCCAGTAGTTGAGTGGGTTGAGCAGTCCGCTCTGGAACAGCGAAACATTGGCTGACGACTCCCGACCGATGTCGGGCTGGGGATGCGGTCGGTAACTCCAGCGACCACGACAGATCTTGTCGGCGGTGCTGACCGGAAAGATGCCTTTGGCAATGGCGTCCATCAAAGCGGCGTCTTTCATGCGATGCGCCAGCGGTGCCAGCACTCGTTGCCCCCTGGTGAACTCGGCCTTGGCTTGCTCGCTCTCCAGTCGGCTCGAGACGCCGCCAAGGTTGGTTGCGTCGAGGCCAAACGAATACGGCAGGTTGTACGACATGCAGGTCATCTTTAGGAGCATGGTCATAAGGTACTGCGACTCAGGACCGGGAGATGATGTGTCGGCGAATTTGATGTCTTGCCCGGCGGTCAGATGGTTGATCTGACCGAACTGAATGTCCTGCGCCATCGCTGATTGCTGGTTGTCGAATTGGCTCGATGCGTAGCCGTCCATCGCTCCGATGCCAGCGGTGGCGCCGGTGCTGTTGGTGAAGATCGTAAGTGCAGATGCGAGTTTCGCTTTGCCCTTGGTGAACTCGATCATCTCGTACAGATCGCGCAAGTTAGCCACGGCGGCGTCCAGCTTGCTCACGCCTCGGTAGGCGTCCAACTGCATGGCATCCATGTAGTGGACAAATTGCGACGCTGGCACGTCGATGGGGTCGGTATACTGACCAGCCGCCATGCCACGTTTGAAAACTCGGTAGGCGACAGGCTGACCGTGATCGCCGATCAGCACGCCACTGACATAATCCTCGCTGACGATGTTCTGATAAACGCCACCAAGCCTGTCTGGCTCAATGGCTTGCAGGCGAAAAGGTAACTGAATCAGTTCGTCGGGCGACATCGACGGATCACTGCCGGGTCGCATAAATGTCCAGCCGTAGTCTCCACCACGATTCATGCCCAAGACACCAAACTCGAGCAGTCGGAAAAAGTCGGCTCGATTTGCGTGGTCGCATTTTGGGAACCACTCGTTGTTCAGCCACTCCTCAACCGCCGCGTCCAGCATGGTATCGCCTGTCTGCGCGTGATAGCCTTGCGGAGCCACATACATCGCGTATTTGCGGTTGAGCGTTTTGGCTGGCGCAAAGTTGTTCTCTAGATCGGTGGCCTCGCGGAGCAGTTGGAGCCGGTCGCGTTGGACCTGGAAAGAGTTGGGCGCGATCTGTGCCGGTGCGATCTCGCGACGGTTGGTAAATTGCGCTCCGTCGTACTTGAACTCATGGAGCAGACGCTTAGCAGCCATGCGACGCACGCCTGCCATCGGCGCAATCGCGCTGATCGCTCCGTCGAGGAAGCTGGGAGCGAGTGGGTTACGTGGTGTGGATGCGGCCATGGTCAGTCTATTGGTTTGCGGTTCCTCGCCCGATGGATCGGTTGAAGTTTGCTCGCACGTTCATTGTCCGCGCACCGCTCAATAGTCCAGCGGCATAGTTGCATTCTTGGATTAGGTCTTGGGCACTCTCCAGCGATGGGAAACTGAAAGAGCGTCCTGCGATGGAGTAACTTACACCACGCACCGAGCTTGCAATTATGCAGGTCACGGCGGCGGTTCTGATTTCGGTGAGTTCGGTTGAGGAGAGTCCTACGAGTGTTCCTTTGACGGCCATATGACCAACTCATAAGCGGTATTGGCATTAGGGCAAGAGGGTTGCGGGTTCCGGTGGCGGTCCGTCATTGGTCAGGTCAGCCGGATCGGCGGTAGCAAACAGCACTCGACGAATGCGCTGGTCAAGTAGTGCGCTGACCAAGCTCATCTGATCGCAGTCGAGCAAATGGTTCGCCTTGCCCTTGCTGACCGTCCACAGCCATTTCTTCTGACCGGCCTTATCGACCTCCTGCCGCTTAAACTCGACGCTGGTCTGTTTCTGGTACTCGTTGCTGACGTTTTGCGGTGCCGTAAATCGGTAGGCACTCATGCCTCCGCGCATGCGGTGATACATGTTTTTGATCGGTTGCTGGCACCAGAAAAAGTAGCGAGCCTGGCGAACTTTGCCACCTTGCCCAATGCCGACGTGACCTACGTTGACCGAGGAGAACGGATATTTGCGGACGATGCGCTGACCGTTAAATTCCTCGTGGTGAGGAAAGTCTCGGCGGTTGGTCGAGTCGCCCCACAGACCTTGCCAGCCGTAGCGGACGCACACCTCTTGGACTGCCGACGTGTCGAAGGCGATGTCCACCAGCGTCCTGCCAGGCTCCACGCCGAGCTCGATGCGGAGCTCCTCCAACTCCTCCCATGTGGTGATGCGTCCCTCGTCGATGATGCGGGATTCGGTCGGCCCATAGGCACGGCAGACGTACCATCGGTGGGCACCTTCGCCTTTGCTGGCTCGGCCAGCTTGGTTGTCGATGGTTAAGAATCGTCCGATCTCTCCGTCGAAGATCTCGCGCTTGAGGTAGTTACCTTTAATGCGGTCGAACTCCACGCTGGTTTCGGCGTCACTCGGCGACTCGTCCCAAGCCAAGGCCCTACGCTTCTGGATGTAGTCACGCAGTGGCTCGATGGCTCCTTGCTTTGCCGCCGCGCTGGCCTTGAGCTTCTCCATGACCATTGCGCCCAGCTCGAAATAATGGACGCTGACAGCCTCCCAATGAAAGGAACGGTGATGCGCTGGAGCGTTCGGGTTGGTCACCTCGTATCGACCGAGGCCAGCCTGCCGACGTCGAGAGATCTCGTCAGGTGGCCAGTCCACTCCGCAGTGCTGGCAGTTGTATCGCACCAACGGCAGGATCTTTGACCAGACAAATTCGCCTGTCTCGGTGATCGTCTCCTCGGTGCGTGGAAACTTGAGCCGGTCTTTGTCGTCGGTGAGTCGCTGGAACTGGTTGCAGAATGGGCAAGGCACCGTCCACTCCTCGCAGGTGCCGTTCATGAAAGATGCGTCCGACTCGTCGCCCAGAACCGAGCCAGTCGAGAGCGTCAGGATCTTGTTGTTGCGGACGCCTTCGACGCGCTTTTCAAACGCTGACATGATGCCGGGCCGGTACATGTGTGGCTCGTCCATCGTCAGGTAGCGGACGCGCTTGGACTGGGCGTTGCTCAAGTTTGCGCCGACGCAGTAGAAGCTCATCGATGGCAGGACGATCTTTTGCACTCGCTGTTTATGGCGGTCGCTCGGGAGCTTTTTGGCGAGAAACTCGTTCTCTTTCAGCATCGGTCCGATGCGATCCTCGAGCCAATCCGCGGCGTCAGGATCAGACTGGGCGACCATGTAGTACATGCCCGGCTCTGAGTCGATGCACCACGCCAGATGGATCTCGCCGATCAGCGACTTGGCAGAGCCAGCGGGACCGCGCACATCCACTCGGCGAATAGTCGAGTCGCTCATGGCTCGCAGTGGCTCGATCAGCCACGGTGACTCCTCGGCCACATACATGGGATAGCGAGTGGACTGCGGAAGCCTGAGCACGCCGTCGTATTTCTCGACCATCGAGCCATCGAATTTCTCTGGCACCGCCCACTCGGCGACCTGTGCCAGCCATCGTTTATTCTCTTCGATGGTCGCCATTATTTCGCGTATTGGCCGAGGTAGAGTTTTACCTCCTTGGCGATGGAGTTGTAGATGCCTCTGTCCAAAGACTTGTCGAGGATGTCGAATATCTGGGTGAGGTGAGTGGACCACTCGGTGCGGACAAGGTCACGGTCAATGACTCGCTCCTTGGCCTTGTCTAGCTCGAGCTCGGCCTTGAGCGTTTGGGCGGCGAGCTTTCTGCTTTCCATCTCGGCGTCGGTCGCCTCGATGACAACGCCAGACGGGATAGTAGTTGGCGATGTGCCTGGCGTGGCGGTCGGCGTGGTTGAGTTGTCGGCCAGCCAGTCAATAAGGTTTTGCCTGTAGATCCTGCCGTTGCGGAATCCTTTGCAGCCGCCTGTTTTGGCTCGCTTGATCTCAGCCATCGGCACGCCAAGGATCTTGGCTGCGCTGGTCATGGAGTCGAATGAGACCTGATGCTTTGGCGCAATGCCAATCAGGTCTTGGATCTCTGACAGTTGCTCGGCTGATAGCCGGCCACCGTCGGCGTGCTTTTGCAGTAGCGATTGTCTACGGCTTTCCTGAATCTCTTTCGGTGTTGGTAACTGGCTCATATGTCATGGGTTGGGTCGAGGAAGGGTTGGACTTCGACGCCCAAAGTTTCTAGCTACCGCCAGATCCACCACCATTGCCGAATGGGGATGCGGATCGTTTTGGAGTATTGGCTGCTGCGCCTCGTTGGTTCATTTGTCTTCACCTCCTTTCTGCCTCCACCTTACGTTACTCCGTTGGCTCTGGCAACTCTCTGATCATCGGCACGCGCTTCATGACCTTGCGCACGGTCTTGGGAGCGAGCCTGGGGAGCGTCGGCAACTCGATGCCCATCGACCTTGCCAAGGCTTCGCCATCAATGAATGTGCCATGCTCGCCACTCCAGCCAGACGCAGACAGGAAGGCGTCCCGGCGTTCCTGCGTGCCAAAGCAGACGCAGAGAAAGTGACGGGACGTGGTCACAGCCTCCTTGTTGCTGGTCTCGCGGGTTCGGTCGGCGCGGAATTGTCTCTGCATCTCGGTCAACTCCTGAGTGGCTCCACTCTCTAAGTCTTTTGCCTTGGGGAGACTAAGTAGTCCCGTTGGCTTTTTGTGGAATTTTTTGGGAATAACAACGGTGTTTAGCTTGATCATAGGTCAGATTATTGGATGGATTTTTGTCGATATAACTCGGTCTCTGCGAGCGGGAACCACTCGAGGATCTTGGCAAAGTCTTTAGGGAAGTGCTTCTTGATCGGGCCAAGATACCGAAAGTCGAGGCCATCAAATGACCTGCCAAACATTGCGTAGTCGATGGGCAATTTGACGCCAGACGCAATCAACTCGTCCTCCAATCTCTTGTTGGACCAGTCCC